GCCAATGCAAGTGTAAGTAGTGGCACATTAAGGTACACAATAACTAAAACCCCTTTAACTGGCAAAGATTATGTAGTTTATGAGGTATCTGAACTTATTAGAGATTACTTAGAGATAGAGTTTGATGGGTCTTATACATCACAAGTAGTATGGGTTAATGCTATTGCTACTGTAACTGGCGGTTCTGGTAGTGTTACCGTTACACCAGACAATACAAATGGTTATTTAGGCTTTGATGGTTATGGATATTTTGAAGAGGGTATAAACCCAGCTTTAAGCGGAACTGTGCTACAATCTAATAACACAATAGTAAGGGTAAACGATGGCTCTGTAAGGCTTCCCGTGTACACCGAAAACACTACAAGGGTTACGTTTTTAAACAACGGAGAGCAGCTACAAACAACCGCTATAAGCAGTTCAACAAACACTAACGCACAAATACAATACGTTGCACTATCTTACAACTCTGAGGATAGTTACAAAGAAAGGGTTTTAGCAGATAGTGGTACTATTGAAGAAAGCGACTGCCTTACTGCTTACTTAAATTCCTTAGACGTAAACCAAGTAGATGAGGTGCAAGTAGTATCAAGCACAGGCACAGAAGTCTTAACGGTAAAAACGTTAGAGTGTTCTAAATACACCCCTTACAAGATAACCTTTGTAAACAAGTTTGGTGCTTTACAAGATATGTGGTTTAGCTTAAAATCAACAGAAAGCCTAAACACCAAAGGTGAGCAGTTCAAGTCAAATGTAATAAACTTTGACACCCTAACATACAACACTTACACACCTCAGCAGTCGCAGTTTATGAAAACTGGCAAAGAAGCCATAACACTAAACACAGATTACATACCAGAAGAAAATAACGAAGTGATTAAGCAGTTAATGATGAGTGAGCAAGTGTATTTAACAAAGGTAGGCGATGAGGAGTTAGTGTTGGGGGTAATACCTAAAACAAGCAACGTAACATACAAAACAAGTTTAAATGATAGGCTTGTACAATACACCATAGATTTCGATTACGCTTTTGACAAAATAAACAACGTAAGATAGTGCAAGTAATACAACTTTACATAGAGGATAGTCCAGTAGAATTATTTAAGGATGAGAGCATAAGCATAACTGACAGTATAAAATCTGTTAAGGATATTGCTAAAGTGTTTACTGCATTTACTAAGACCTTTACTGTTCCAGCTTCTAAAAACAACAATAAAATTTTTAAGCACTATTACAACTTTGACATCATAGATGGGTTTGATGCAAGAACAAAAAAAGCTGCTAACATAGAACTAAACAACCTACCTTTTAAAAAGGGAAAAATAAAGTTAGAGGGTGTGCAAATGAAAGGCAATAAGCCCTACGCATACAAGATTACGTTCTTTGGCGAAACAGTAGACTTAAAAGACTTAGTAGGAGAAGATAAACTAAACCAATTAACTTCACTAAATAGTTTAAGTTTAGATTATAACTCTGCAACGGTAAAATCAAAACTATTAGCAGACCCAACAAGCACAAACATAATAGCACCACTTATAACACACACAGAGAGGCTTTATTATAGAAGTTCTGCAAATACTGGTACAGATGGCAACTTATGGTATCACACGGGCGGTGGGCAAGTACACGAACACGGTGTATTATGGAGTGAATTGAAATACGCTGTAAGGGTTAATAGTATTATTGATGCAATAGAAGTAAAATATGGTATATCTTTTTCAGATGATTTTTTTACCTCAACAAATGCACCTTACTACAATTTGTTTATGTGGCTGCACAGAAAAAAAGGTAATGTAGAAAGTGGAACTGGTTTGGCTTTTACTAATTTAATCAATGGCTGGAGTAATGCTACTGGCACAGTATCAAGCATAATAAACACAGACACATTAAGGCTTGACGGTGCTACTGGCAAAACAATTACAAGCGTAGCAGTACAATTAAACAGAACAGAAACACACCCATACGACATAGCGATAAAAAGAAACGGACAAGTAATATTTAACCAAAGTGGTGTAACGGGAACATCTGAAAGTTTTGCTGTGGATGCCTCTTTAATTACGGTAGGTGCTGAATTTACAGTTACGCTAAGTTACGCACAAACATTAAATTTTACTTCTATAATATGGTCAGTTGTTTACATAGACGAGGGGTTAGGTGGAACTGATACTTTTAATACTGGGAGTTACCAAGCAGATGGAAGCTTTGAGTTTGTAATTACATCACAATTACCAGAGATTAAAGTAATAGACTTTTTGACTGGTTTATTTAAGATGTTTAACCTTACTGCTTTTGTAGAAGAAAGAAACTTAGGTTTAGGGGTAGGTAATGTTATTGTGGTGCAAACCTTAGACGACTTTTACAGCACTTATAACACTTACGACATTTCTAAGTATGTAGATACAGAAGCGTCTAACGTAAATGTAGCACTACCCTACAAAGAAATAGTATTTAAGTACGAGGACACAGATACGTTTTTAGCAGCCACACACGAACAGTTATTTAACTATCAATGGGCAGCTGAAGATTACAAACAAACCGATGATGATGGTAATAATTTAGATGGTGGTATTTATACTGTTAAAGCACCTTTTGGACACTTAAAATACGAAAGGCTTTTAGATGATGACGATGCTTCTTCTACCACGATACAAGTAGGTTATAACGTAGATGACAACCAAGAGCCTTACATAGGTAAGCCAGTTTTGTTTTACCCTATAAGGCTAACAAGTTCTACAACCCCAGCAAGTACAACCATACAATTTAGAGATGACTTATCAAGCCATAGTGCAGTAACGTCTTACAACCTACCAAGTAATTCGGTAGCCTTAGACCCAAGCACATCAACAAACAACATAAACTTTAAAAACGAGTTTAACGAGTGGACTGGTACAACAGAATTTACAAACACACTTTTTCAAGCCTATTACTCTAATTACATTACAAGCGTATTTAACCAAAAGAACAGACTTACTAAGGTCAAGGCTTTTTTGCCTATTAGAATACTTAGAAGCTTAACTCTTGCTGATAGACTTGTAATAAACAACAAGCAATACAAAATAAACAGCATAAAGACTAATTTGCTTAAAGGCGAAAGTGATATAGAACTATTAAACGACCTATGATAAAAAATATACTTGAACTTTTAAAACACGCAAACGGAGAAACGGAAACAATCCGCATAGCACAAGGTAAAAACAAACTACCCTTGACACTAAAAGAGGGGTACAAAGCACTTAAACAAGAGATACAATGGCGATAGAGAAAACAATTAACATAGATGTAAATTCTAAGAAAGCACAAAAAGACGTTAAGAATTTAGAGAAGTCTATTGAGGGTGTAAACAAAGAAGTTAAAGATACAACACAATCTACACAAGCTATGAGTGGAACGCTTGACAAAGCTACTGGTGGTGCTGTATCTAAGTTTAACGGTCTTAAGGGTACTTTAAAAGGCGTTATAACGAGTTTTAAAAGTCTTAGGATTGCCATAATTGCAACTGGTATAGGTGCTTTACTTATAGCTGTTACTTCTTTAGGGCAAGCCTTTACAAGAAGCGAAGAGGGGCAAAACAAATTTGCTAAGATACTTGGTGTTATTGGTAGTGTTGTAGATAACCTTTTAGACTTACTTGCTAATTTAGGGGAGAGTATAATAAGCGTATTTGAAAACCCAAAACAAGCTATAAAAGATTTTGCTAATTTAATTAAGCAAAACATCACAAATAGGTTTGAGGGTTTACTTGAGTTATTGCCAAAACTTGGTAAAGCAGTTAGCCTTTTATTTAAAGGAGAATTTAAAGAAGCTGGTAAGGTTGCCACAGATGCTGTTGGTAAGGTAGTATTAGGTGTTGATAGTGTTACTGATAGCGTAAATGGTGCTATTGAGGCTGTAAAAGAGTTTGGCAAAGAGGTTGCCTCAGATGCTGAAAATGCAGCTAAGATAGCAGATGCAAGGGCAAAGGCTGAGAAAATGGCAAGGAACTTAATTGTAGAAAGAGCCGAAGCAGAAAGAAAGATAGCAGAGATAAGAGAAAAAGCAGCAAACAAAGAAAACTTTACAGCAGCAGAAAGGATAGAACTTTTAAAAGAAGCTGGTGCTATAAGTGAGGACTTGGCAAACAAAGAAAGCAAAGTAGCAAGAATTAGATTAGAAGCTATTGAGTTAGAAAACTCTTTAGCTAAAAGCAATAAACAAGCCTTAGATGATGAAGCAAACGCAAGGGCGCAAGTAATACAATTAGAAACAAACAGACTTAGACTACAAAAAGCCTTAACAGCAGAGGTTACAACTGCAATACGAGAAAACAATGCAGAGCAAAAAGCAATAGCAGACCAAAAAGCAGCAGAGGAAAAAGAATTTATAAAGGAAATGATAGCTGCAGAACAAGAGCTACTAAAAGAAGAAGAAGCCGCAGCAAAAGCAAAAATAGATTTAGACAAAAAAGTTAAAGATGCAAAAATAGCCAATGCCGAGCAAGTAAGTGGTGCTATTGGGCAATTAGCAGCTATTGCTGGAGAAGGTACTGCTGCTGGTAAGGCTTTAGGAGTTGCTTCTGCTACTATTGACACTTATGTAGGTGCAAACAAAGCCATAGCGCAAGGTGGGTTTGCTGGTATTGCTCAAGCCATAGCAATTATTGCAACTGGTTTAACAAACGTAAAAACAATTTTAAGCACAAAAGTACCCCAACCAAATGTAGCTGGTATAAGTAGCGGTGGCGGTGGTTCTACACCATCTGTTCCGCCAGCACCACCAGCTTTTAATATAGTAGGTGCAAGTGGTACAAACCAATTAGCCGATGCAATAGGTGGACAAACACAGCAACCAGTTCAAGCGTATGTAGTAGCAAATGATGTTACTTCTGCACAGTCTTTAGATAGAAATATTGTAGAGGGTGCTTCTTTAGGATAAATACAAAATAAATTAAAAACTATTATATATTAATATGCGAATTGTAGAACTTATTTTAGACGAAGAACAAGAGATAGGGATTGAAGCTATTAGCGTAGTAGAAAACCCAGCAATAGAAGAAGATTTTATTGCACTTAAATCACAAGAGTTTAAACTTGCAGAGGTAGATAAAGAAAAGCGAATACTTATGGGTGCTTTACTTATACCAAACAAGCCTATATACAGACGCAACGGAGAAGATGAGTACTACATATATTTCTCAAAAGATACTGTCTTAAAAGCCTCTCAAATGTACTTAATGCAAGGCAAACAAAACAACTCAACCTTAGAACACCAATACCAAATAAACGGACTTAGTTTAGTAGAAAGTTGGATAGTAGAAGATAAGGTACACGACAAATCTGTAAAGTACGGAATGGACTTGCCACTTGGTACTTGGGTAGGTGCTGTAAAAGTAAACAACGAACAAATCTGGAACGAGTTTGTAAAGACTGGTAAGGTCAAAGGCTTTAGCATAGAGGGTTACTTTGCTGACAAAATGGAACGCCCAAAAGAAAGCATAAAAGACGAACTTGCCAAAATAGAAGAAGCAGAAGCAGAATATTTACTTGCACAAGTTAAAGCTATTATTAAAAACGATAAGCGTGTTAAGGGCGGTAAGAAGATGGTTCTTGAAAGTTATAGCGATTACCCAAGCGGAGTTAAAAACAACGCTAAAAGAGGCTTAGAATTAAACGAGAAAGTAAACAACAAGTGTGCTACACAAGTAGGAAAAATAAGGGCGCAACAATTAGCACAAGGTAAGCCAATCTCTAAGGAAACTATTAAGCGTATGTATTCTTATTTGTCAAGAGCAGAAGAATACTACGACGAGGGCGATACTAAGGCTTGTGGCACTATCTCTTATTTATTGTGGGGTGGTTTAGCTGGTAAGCGATACGCTGCTAAAAAACTAAAAGAGTTTGGGGAGTTAAGCCTTGCTTCTATGACTGTAAACGAGGACTATGCTATTATTGACGATAGACTTGCTTACTCAACAGAAGAAAAAGCTAAAGAGATGTCCTCAGATTTAGGTTGTCAAGGAATACACACACACGATTACGAGGGTAAAACTTGGTATATGCCTTGTGAACAGCATAGCGTTGATATGTACGACAAATGCCCAAAAGGTTACAAGAAAAAGGATGGCAAATGCGTAAAGTAGCGACACAAATAGAGAAAAAGAAAATAAGGCGCAAAGGAGTACACGCTAAAAGCAAAACAAGTAAACTAAAGTCAAGTAAGAACTATAAAAAGTTAAACAGAGGGCAAGGATGCTAAAAAGAATTAAAAGATTTATAACACCAAGTAAAACAAGTCCTAAGGGTAGTCGTAGAGGTGGTTGCTTGTGTGCTGATAACACTTACAAAACCAAGTGCTGTGATGGAAGTCTAAGGGCGCAAGGTATCGGTAATATTTAAAAATGCAAAATTAATTTTTAACACTTATATATTAATATGAATACAAATGATATGATATCAAAAATCAAAGAAGTTGTAGGCTTGTCCGAAGAGATTAAGCTTGAGCAACAAACTTTAGAGAACGGTGCTATCTTGGAAGCTGAAAGTTTTGAGGCTGGTCAAGAAGTTTTTATCGTTTCTGAAGATGAGAAAATTGCCGTACCGGTTGGGAGATACCAAATGGAAGACGGACGTATTTTAGTAGTAGCTGAAGAAGGTCTTATTGCTGAGATTAAAGCAGAGGAAGAAGAAGAAGAAGAAGAAGTAGAGGCACAAGAAGAACTTGAAGAAGAAAAAGAAGAAATGGGATACGCTACTAAAGAAGAACTTGCTGAGGTTAAAGAAATGATTGAGGAAATTAAAGCTATGCTTGAGCCAAAGGAAGAAATGGGCGAAGAGTTAAGTGCTGATGACTTAGGCAACCTTATGACTGAGGAACTTGCTAAACACGAGAAGTTAAGCGAAGTACCAGAAGAAGTACAAGAGGAACTAAACCAACCCGCTGCTGAGCCAATTAAGGCTAACCCAGAGGTACAAACAAAACAAAATTTCAAGTTTGCTAACAACAGAAAACAAAGCACACTTGACAGAGTATTAAACAAAATAATTAACAACTAAATTTAAATTAAATGGCTAATCCAACAATTACCGCTTCCAGTTATGCTGGAGAATTTGCTGGGAAGTACTTAGGTGCTGCCCTATTATCTGCATCAACGCTTGACGCTGGTGCTGTAACAATCTTACCGAACATCAAGTATAAAGCTGCTATGAAAGTAGGTGCTTTTTCAAACTTGGTACGTTCTGCTGATTGTGATTTTGACAGTACTACTTCTGGTCTTACATTGACTGAGAAAGTACTTACACCAACTGAACTACAAGTAAACCTACAAATCTGTAAAAAAGAATTACACGCAGATTGGGAAGCTGCTCAAATGGGTTTTAGTGCCTTTGACGAGTTGCCACCTTTATTTTCTGACTATGTTATTTCAAGAGTAGCTGCTGAGGTTGCTAACGCAACTGAAACTTCTATTTGGCAAGGTGCTGCTGGAGAGGGTTCTTTTGATGGCTTTGATGCTTTACTTACTGCTGATGGTGGTGCTGACGTTGCAGAAGGAACTGTAACAAGTGCTAACGTAATTGCTGAGTTAGGGAAGATTGTAGATGCTGCACCTTCAACTATCTTAGGAAAAGAAGATTTAACGCTTTACGTTTCAAATAACATTGCAAGAGCATACATTCGTGCTTTAGGTGGCTTTGCTGCTACTATTGGCGGTGCTGGTGTAGATAACAAAGGAACAACTTGGTACAATGGTGGCGAGTTATCTTTTGAGGGTATCAACATCTTTGTGGCTAAAGGACTTGCAGACAATAAAGCTGTATTGGCTCAGAAGTCTAACTTGTTCTTTGGTACTGGTCTTTTAGATGACAGAAACGAGGTTAAGGTTATTGATATGGCAGATATCGATGGTTCTCAAAATGTACGAGTAGTAATGAGATATACTGCTGGGGTACAATACGGAGTTAGAGGCGATATCGTACTTTATTCTTAATAAATTAATTAACTAACATAAAGAGGGTGGGCAAAACTGCCTACCCTTTTTTATTAAATCTAAAAATATGGCTTGTGCAATAACAAAAGGTAGAGG